AGTAGTACTACTTCTACATCTACTAGTAGTACTACTTCTACATCTACAACTACTGTACCTTTTGAATGTACATTAGTACCAGGATCTTTTACAACAGAACCTGATTGTGCATTAGTAGCAGGAGAATTTATATATGAACCTTCATAAAATAATATAATATAATATGCCATTTTCAGCAACAATAAGTTTAACTTCAGCAGGAACAGATACAGGTCCTTTTGATTTATATTCAGATGTGGATTCTTTTGTAACTCCCTTTGAATCAGGAGTTAGTAAATCAGCTTTACTTTCAGGATTTTTATCATTTAATGTGCCTAATACAACAGTTACCTGTAGAGTTAAGTCTGCAGGAGCGTGTGTTAATTATGTAGATATGCCTATTGATGATCCTTACATATTTGTATATCAAAGATGTGATACATTAGATTATTATTATAGGATAGGATTATCAACAACAGGTAATGTAGAAGATGATAATGCACCTACACCAAATTGTTATCAATATGTTGCTCAAGGATTATTATCAGTTATGAATGCTACTTATCCAAGTTTAACAATTAATAACACTCTATCTCCTTCAGGTTGTTTCTGTGTTTAAAATAATATAAATGGCTAAAACAGTAATAATAAGATTGACATGTTCAGGTGGCAGAACAGGACCCTTTGATATCTCTGATAACTTAGGGACAGTCTTGGGCACTGACATCACTAAGCAAAACCTTATTGATGGTTACACTGTTAGTGTTGCTGATGCTGTTACTACAATAGTTATACAATCTCAAGGTAAGTGTTCTACTACTATAAACGTTACTATTGGCACAGCTACAAAAGAACAACTAGCTGCGTTAACATACACTGTATGTAACACAGGATCTATGTGGAGACATCTAACAGATGTAATTAACTATAACAAGTATTATGGTAATGTAGAACCATACATAATTGAATATCCATTTGCTTACCAAAGCTATGATGAGATACTTCAGAATGTAAAAGATTATAGTAAGGTGTTTAATTACTTACCTATTCCAGATGGTGTGTTTAATGACAACGCTCAAATACAGGTTGATAATCAATGGTTTAACAAAGCTGTTCTATACAATGGACAACAGTCCACAGGTATATTAGAACTTGTACCAAAGCCAATCAATAACCTAAGTCAATATCTAACCTACCCTATATACAATGAGTTTAGCAAGACTATCACTTATACTAAATCAGATAACTTCTATCAATATAATACATTCTGGGGGTTAGTTAAGAATAAATCAGTACCTTTGTTTTCAACAAGTTGTGAGTCTTTATCAATAGATAAGATTGTATATCAACCAAATATGGACTATGGAAAAAGATCATTCAAGAAAGAACCATTAAGAGCTAAGGATCTTAAGGTGAGACACATTCTTGATAACAGCTCTGAAGCACATATAGTGAGCCAATTTATTATTGCACCATCTCAAATCTCTTACAAATAATGAAAAATAAATCTTTAAATAAATACGAACAAGGAGGATTAGTCTTAAAGAAAAAGACTAAGGATAACTATGGTAAAAAAGAGAATGCCAATGCAGGATATTCCACTGCTGGCCCAGGTTGGGTGGGTGAAGGAACAACAAACAGAGGATTTAACTATAATGGAGCATGGGGAGGCACTATGCAAATGGGTGGATCTCTACCAGGTGCTGTAGGATTCACATACGCACGTACGCAAGACCCTGCTCCTGCTAATGGTAAATATACAAAGAAGACAAAAGCTTCTGCTCAAAATGGACAAGAAATGAAATACTATCAAGAAGGATTAGACTTCAAACCTAAGACAATTAGTAAAAATGGTAAAAAGTTAAGTAAGGCTGCTATGGGTAAAGCTATGGTAAATAAGCAGTTACATCAACTTACAGAATGGGAAGGTGTTCCTCAATATTATAATGGAGGTCCACTTGATACAAGTATAATAAAGTCATACCAACCTATAGGTATGCCTAGTATGAGTGCTTTGAGTGGCAAGTTATCTGATCCAGGATTTCAACAACAAGCAATTAAGCAAGTAGAATCAATACAACCTAAAGGTGGGTTTGATGGAGCAGGTGCAGCTATGGCAGGATTAGGAGCAGTACAAGGAATCATAGGAGGTATCGAAGCAATAGGTGCACAAAAGAAGGCTAAGAAGAAAGCAGAACAAGCTACTCAGTTATCAGGACTTGCTTTACAAGCTCAGAATACTATGGAAGATCCTGCACGTAAGTATGTCAGACCAGAAGATATGGTTTTACAACCTGGACAGATGGGTAACCCTTATGGATCAGGTACAAACTTCTTGGCTAAGAATGGTACAATGATAGGTGGTAATCCTACAGAGATTCAGAATATCTACAACCCTGGTGATATTTATACAGATGGTGGATATGAACCTATAGATTCTAAAAGTATAAAACAATATAAACATGGTGGTGGTATGCACAAAGCAGAACTTGGAGATTACTTCCAAGATTCTGGTCAAGCACAGATTGGTAGTGCTGTAGGAGGAGCAGCTGCTGCTGCTTTTGGATTGCCTCCAGAGTTAGGACAACTAGTAGGTAAGATTGGAGGTAACTTATTAGGTGGGGCTAAACAAGCTAATGAATTAAAAGCAGAAAAAAATAAAGCTGTTATGAATAATGCACAATTAGCATTTAGTCAAAGCAATCAGTTTGGTGCATATATGGAACAAGGTGGTAAGGTAGATGTAGGAGATGAATATAAGTGGGTTAGTCATGAATGGCAACCACAAACAATTACTAAGTTTGGTGAGTATAATGTTAAAGACTTATTAAAACCTCCACATGATGCAGACATGCTAAGAAGTGGTGGTCATTTAAAAGATGAATATTATACACCTCCTAGTGCAGCAGCAATGTTTACTGGCAGACCTGAGTTAAAACCTTTGACTATGGAACATGGTGGAAAATTTGCTATGGGTGGTGATTTAGAAATCTTAGATGGTGGTAAGGCAGAAACTATTTCTTATAATCCTTTCCTACCAGATGGTGGTGAGACAGTTATGTTTAAAGGAAGGTCTCATGACAATGGTGGTATTCCTATCAACTTTGGTGAGAATGGTGTAGAAGTTGAAGGTGGTGAACCAGCTGTTAAATTGAGAGATGGTGGAAATGAAAGTAATATGGTTGTCTTTGGTAATATGAAACTATCAAAGATGGCTGCTGATGAGTTTGGTATCCCAGATGCAAAAGGCAAGAAGTTTAAACATGTTGCTAATGAAATAAGTAAGGTGGAGAAAAAACAAAACAAATTAATAGATCAAGCTACAGAAAGAGCAGACATGACTACAGGAAGTAGTGGCTTTGATCAATTGAAAATGAATACAAGTGAGGCCCAACTCATGGGAGCTAATATGAAATTAAGAAACGCAGCTATTTTAAAACAAAACTTAGGAGCTGTTCAAAATGCTATTCTTGATACAGCTAGTGAACTAGGTGTAAAGAGTGATGAGTTAGCTCAAGGTAAGTTAGTAAAAGAAAAAGATCCTCGTATGATGGCAGAAACAGGTACTAATGTTCCTTATAGTGGCACACCATTTACAGATGCACCTCAGTTATATCCTGGTCCTACTCCTAGAGAATTAGTGACTAATGTTGTATCTAATGCATTAAAAGGAGTTCCTCCTATACAAGAGTATACTCAAATACCTTATCAACCAGGCTTTGGTTCAACTAGTATGTTACCTGAGGTTACAGTGACTAGTGATAAACTAAGCAGCACAGCTAACCTATCTCCTATATCAGATGCTTCTATGTCAGATAAAGGTAAATTTGATTTTAAAGGATTAGGTCAAATGGCTCTATCAAACGTAGCTCCATTCTTAAGACCTAAAACTAATTTAAGTCTTGATCCTGAAGAACTATATCCTGAATACTATGCCATGGCTACCAATCAGTTAGAACCTGTACAGGCTCAGACATTCCAGCCAATGCTAGATACTCCTATGGACATTTCTTTGAATGATCAATTAGCTGCTATTGATTCTCAATCTAGAGCACTTATGAGACAAGTTGGTAATAATCCTAGTGTATTAGCAAATATTGCAGGTCAAACATTAGAAGCTAAGAACAAAGTGTTAGGAGAACAAACAAGAATTAATGCTACAAATAAGATGCAGACTTATGATAAGAATAGAGCTTTGTTAAATGATGCTCAGCTTAAGAACTTACAAATTCTTGATAATCAATACGTTAGACAAGCTCAAGCCAAGTCTAATACTAAAGCTCAAACTTTTGAAGCTCTTAAGTCTATTGCTGCTAAGACTGCTCAGAACAAACTTGAGAATCAAACACTTAACACTTATGAGAACATGTACAACTACAGATTCTCTCCAAGTGGTGTAGCTTACAATACTAATGCTCCTGCTCAATTTAATATTCCTGATATTGGAAATATAGAAAACATGTCTACTTCTGATAAGTCTAAGATAAAAGACTTATATGAGAGAATTGTAAGTAAGGATAAAGCTGGCAACATTACAGGAAGTAGAGAGAAAACCAGCACATCTAAAGTGAGTAGAAATGGTGCAATTGTTCAAGCTCTAAAAAATCTATAACTAATTAAGTTATAGTGATTTACCAAAAAATGTTATACCTCTTGGTAATTCTAATATTTTAAATTAAATTTGCTAATTATAATACCATGGCATCCTTTACTGATCAAATACAAACATTTAACCCTTACGTATCAAAGGCCCCTTTGATAGAAGCAATGGTCACTGTTGGCACTCAAAAGCAACAACAGTATGACCAAGGTGTGCAAAAGATTCAAGGGTATGTAGATAGCATTGCTGGAATGGATGTTGTCAATGATGCTGACAAAAAGTATTTACAGTCCAAGCTAAATGACTTGGGTAGTAAATTAAAGACTGTCGCAGCAGGAGACTTCTCTAACCAACAGCTAGTTAACTCTGTTGGTGGTATGGCTACTCAAATTGTTAAAGATCCTACAGTTCAGAATGCTGTATACTCTACAGCCAATTATAGAAAAGAGTTAGCTAAATTACAGAAAGATGTAGAAGAAGGAAAGTCTAGTCCAGCTAATATTGAGTTCTTTAACAAAAGAGCTAACAGTTGGTTATCTTCTGACAAAGCTGGTCAAAAGTTTTCAGCAAGTTATGTTCCTTACTTTGATGTACAAAAGTTTGCTAAAGAAACGTTTGATGCTGTAAAGCCTGATGGTTTTACAATTGATCAAGTGTATGAAACAGATACTCAAGGTAACATCAAAGTTGATAAAGCAGGTAGACCTATCTATTCTCCAGTGATGAAAAGAATGGAACAAGAAGGTAGATTTCCAGAGAAGGTAAAACAAACTATAGAACAAATCTTTTCTGATTCTAGAGTGGGTCAACAATTAGATATTTCAGGTCAATATGAATACAGAGGTTACTCTCCACAGATGTTAACTCAAAAAATTAACTTACAAAAAGAAGACATCATTGCTAAGTATAATGACCAGATAAATGAACTTGCTTTACAAAAAGGCACAGGTAAGGATGTCCAAGCTCAAATAGATCAGCTTGAGTTAAGAAAGAATAACATTAAAAGTCAGTATGATGATATAGTTTCTGTAGCTCAAGATAACCCAGATGCTATCAGATCTCTTTTATATAAGGATGATGTTAAAAGTAGATTCACCACAATGTTTGGTGAGATGAAAACTAAAGAAACTTTGATGAGTAATCCAGGTTGGGAAGCTAACTTTAAGTTACAACAAGAAGCTAATGAACAATCTAGATGGGCTCAAGGAATGGCATGGGATGTTAAGAAGTTTAACATAGGATTATCAGAGGCAGAGAAAAATCGTAACTTACAAATACTTCTTGCTCAAATGAGAGGAACCAAAGGCAAAGGTGTTGATACTAATGGTGATGGTATTCCTGATGATTTTGGAGCAGGTGCTGGTTTTGAACAAGCTGATATGCCAGGTAATATTGATACTATCGCTAGGTTTGAATCAGACTTAACTAATGCTGCAGATAACTTTACTAATGCTTCTGATAACTTTATATGGACTTCTGTTCTATCTAAAATTCCTGGTAATCAGGCTAAGTTAGATGGTATGATGAAACAAGGTATTGGAAAAGACCAAGCTATTAAAAACTTACTTGATAATACAGCAGCTCAAAATAAAGAAACTCCAGAAAACTTCAGAGCAAGATGGGGAGATAAATCTACAGTGGCTTATAACAATATGACTGCTGAACAAAAGAAAAGAAACCCTGATGTTCAAGATGCTTACTTCTTGTATGGTGAATCAAGAAGAAACTATGACATGTTAAACACTGTTAAGAATAAAGTTAATGAAGTTGCAGGAAACATATTAGGAAAGGATTTTGATAAAACAAAAGTAACAGAAGGTATAAAGCCTGTTGCAGGACTTATTAAAGGTAAACCTGTTAGTCTTAGCTCAGAAGATTTTTATGATATGGCAGTTTATCTAAAAGGTAATGAATCTTCTGTTGGTTTCTTAAATGATAAAACTGCAAGAGAAGAAGCTAAGAAAGCTGAGGCTAGATTAGACTCAAGAGGTAAATCAGAATTATTACCTATATTGTTAGAACAACAAGGTAAAACTAGAGGAGGAGTTATAACAGGTGCTGTAAGAGGAGTAAAGGCTTTAGCAAGTTTAGCAGGAGCAGGAGGACCTATTCCAGTTCCTAATGCAATGAATTTTATTGATTTGTCTCAAGTTAATAAAATATATGATAAGATGGGTAATGATTATGCAGGAGCTTTAAAAACAAAAGCAGATGTTGTAAAACAATACTATAACATTCAACCAAACTTAAAAGCTGGTTTATTAACTGGAGATGCTGGTGATGATAAAGTTACAGTAGATAAGTTAACAAGATATGCTGCTAATTACAATACAGCAGGAAAGAATCTTTCTCCTGACTTTAAAGCATTTGCTTCTAATGTTGGTGGTAAAGATGTTACTTATGAAGCACAAGTTATTACAGGTCCTGGAAGTAAACCTTTGGTTGAAATTGTAGCATATGGTGGAGAAGATAATAAGAGACTAGGTGGTATGATTGTAGCAAATGATGAAGCTCAAAGACTTGGCATTAACCCTGCCACATTATACGAACCAAAAGAAGTAACTAATCTTAGAACTTATATCCAAGCAAGTGGTGACCAAACTTCTAAGGGAGATCCTAAAGAGAAGTCAACATACATACAAGGAGATAGCTATCTTAAGACTCCTAATTTTATAAACTTAAGAGGAAGTGGCTATGATGCAGCTGCTAATATTACATATAAAAATGGTTTATATTATGCAAACATATTTGGAAGTGATGGCAGAAGATCAAATATAATGACCATGCCTGGTAGTCCAAACTTACAAGCTGTTCTTCAGAACTTAACAAATAACGTAAACGCACAGTGGATTGAAGCACTTTTAACTGAAAGATAATGCCAGATAAAATAGTAAACTTAGGAGGTACAATTGAGGGTTTTCCAAATACACCTGTAGTAAATACAGATATTAGACAATCTAAAGGACCTACTCCTTCTATAACTGATTTGTATACACAAGGATTAAGTACTGTTAAACCAGCAGGTATAGAGGCTATTCCTACGTCCAATCTATATTCTGGTGATAGGTATGCTGCTGTTAGACCTGGTGAAGACTTAGAAGAAATGTATGGTCAGCAACAATCTTCAATGGATAAATGGAAGAATGGTGCCATTAAGTTTTTTGGTACTGCAACTGCTTCTCTTGTTTCTGGCACAGCTGGTCTTGTTTATGGTGTTGGTTCTGCTATAAAGGATGGAAAGTTTTCCAATCTTTATAATAATGATTTGACTAGAAAGATGGATGAGACATTTATCCAAGGTTTAGAAGATACTGCTCCTAACTATTACACAGCAAAAGAAAGAGACGCTGACTGGTGGTCTCCTGATAATATCTGGACTGCTAACTTCTTCTCAGATAAGTTGATGAAGAACTTAGGGTATACAGTGGGTGCTATTGGTGGTGGTGTGGCTTGGGCTAAATTATTAAAAACATTAGGTACAACAAATGCATTGGTTAGAGGTGGATATGGTTTAGAAGCTGTAACTGCTGCAGAAAATGCAATGCAAGCTGTTCCTAAAGTAAATCAATTTGCTGCATTTGATGGTGCAGTTAATTCTGTAGCACAGAAGTATTTAAAGACTCCTTTAGCTAAGATACTAAGTGATCCTGAAAGAATTGTTGCTTCTACAATGGGTACGTTTGGTGAAGCTTCATTAGAGGCTTTACAAAATGCAAATGAGTTTAGAAAAGGAGCAATAGAACAATATGTAAAAAAGTATGGTAAAAATCCTACAGGTGCTGACCTAGAAGAGATTGATGACTACGTAAGTAGCGTTGGTAACTTCACTTGGGGAATGAATACTTTATTATTAACTGGCACAAACTATATTCAACTTCCAAAGATATTAGGTTCTTCTAATAGAGCTGATAAGATGTTACTTAATCAGATTGAAAAGAAAGGACAAGGGGCTGCATTCACAGAAGTGATGCCAGCTACTAAGTTTGGAAAAGTGTTACAAAGATCAAAGGATGTTTCAAAACTATTCTTTGCTCCATCAGAAGCATTTGAAGAAGGTGCACAGTTTGCCATCCAAGTAGGTACAAATGATTATTTCAACAGAGCCTTTAGAAACAGACAAGGTACACAAGACTTCTTGACTGCTCTAAGTGGCACTATGGGTAATGTACTTGGTAAAGGTGTAGAAGATGCTATATCTACTAAAGAAGGATTAGAGAGTATATTAATTGGTGGCTTGTCTGGTGGATTACAACAAGCTAGAAATACAATTAAAGAACAAGGTGTGTTAGGTACAGGAGGATTAAGAAGAGCTAATACAGATATTGCTCTAAATGCTTTGAATCAAAGTAATATTGAAAATGTACTTGGGGACTATGCTAGATATATAGGTATTGGTATTGGTTCTCAAAAGGCTAGACAACAAGCTATTGCAAATAATGATAAGGTTTCTGAGAAAGATTTTGAGAATGACTTCACTCTATCTTACATTATGCCAAGAGTTAAGTATGGTAAGGTGGATTCTATTGGAGAAGAACTTTCATACTACTCTCAACAATCATCTACAGAAGAAGGCTTCCAACAATTGGTTGCAAATGGTATTGTAAATGCTGGTGAAAGTAGAGAAGACTTTTTAGATAGAATTAAAAATGTTGGAAGAATTACAAAGAACATTAATGATCTTTATGATTCATTAGGTAGAAAATATAGTAATCAACCTGGCTATACATCAGAGATATTAGATAAGATGGTGTATTCTTTAGCTAAGGTGGGTAGTTATGATTTGCGTATTCCTGAAGTAAACAATCTATTGTTTACAGCAGGAGTTAATACACAAGATATATTACAAAGTGTCATTAAGGAAAACAAACCTAATAAGGAAGCTGTAGAAGAATCATTGAAACAAATCAATGAGATGGATGTAACTTCTGAGACTAAGGATGATTTGAAGACAGCATTGTCTGATATCATTGAGTTAGGCTTACGTAGGAAAATGTTTATTGATGAGTATGATGCTATCAAGGCTAATCCTACAGAATTCCAATTCAAGCCTGATGTAGAGTTTGGTGCTACAGAAGAAGTACCTGTAACAGTTACAGAAGAAGAAGAACAACAAGTTACTCCAGAAGGACAAATTGAATTGTTTCCTACAAAGAAAGAAAGAAAACTAGAGGTTGGTAAAGAGTACTTCTTAAAACAACCTGTTAGAAAAGAAGACAATACACTTACACTAGCACCTAAGATTAAGGTGTTATCTCAAACATTGGGTGGTGAGTTTGAAGTACAGTTACCTAGAGGTAATGTAAGCTTCTTAACTCCTGAAGATTTTGCAACATTAGATTTGGCAGATGAGGGTGCAGCGTCACCAGAGCTGAGAGATATAATGGAAGCTGCTATTGATAACGTATTATCTAAACCAGAGTTTGCAGGTGTTACACTTCCTGAGGGAGAAGATAAGTTAACATCTCTTAACTCTTTAAATAACGCACAATTAGTTGATGCTGTTGAGACTGAGTTTAATGCACTTTCAGAAACATATTTGAAAGAACAAGCTGATCTTCAAGCTAATAGAGAGAAGATGAATGCTGTAGCAAATAAGATTAAATCTGCACAAACTGATATTGCTGCTACATCTGGAGTTGTCCCAACAGGCAACAATGATGAAGACTTAATGAATACTCCTAAGGAGACTCCTAAGAAAGATGCAGGTATATTGTTTACCTCTTCTACATCTGCCTCTATTGACTGGGAGAAAGTATTAGCTCCTAACGTTACACGTTATAATGAGTTTATAAACAAGGTAAAGACCTTTAAGAATAAGAAGAACATCAAAACCATCATTGTCACTCAGAAGCAAGAAGCTGCATTGGGACTAGCTGGTCTTGGTGAACTATCTTTTAGAGAAGGTAACTTTGATACAGGTTTATTAAATGATCCTGTTTATGGTTTCATTGGTCTTGTATTTGTAGAAGATAAGAAAGGAGAAAGACAATTTGTAGATAAGGATGGCAATCCTATTGGTAAAGTGGGTGAGCAAGTAGAATTAAACAAGGTGGTATTTACAAGTATGCCTGCTGCTAAATTAGACAATAGTAAAGGTGAACCTAGAAATAGAGCTGGTCAAGAAGAGCAAGCTGCATTAGAGTTAGCAGCATACGAAGTATATCGTAAAGACTTAAGAGAAGCTGCTGAAGAAGAGTATCCAATATTTAACTTCACTCCATCTAAAGGTATTGCTATTACAGATGATGTTAAAAAGTCTGTAGGTGGTATTCTTGTTCCTGAGAATCAAATTGCTACACAACAAGTTTTGACTGTTGTGACTAAAGGAGGTGTTGACCATGTAGATGGTATAACTTATAACTTTCCTAATGGAAGACCTGTATTCCAAGACCAAGATACATTAGAATATCTAAACAACTCTAACTTAACTAAAGACCAAGCAAGTGCAATTTATAGTGTACTCAAAGCTATGTCTAATGAAGCTAAGCAACAAATTGCTGCTAAGAAACCAGTTAAGTTTAATGAGATATATAAGAGATTTTTACAGGGTGTTACATTCTATACCAACGCAGATGCTGTAGCAAAAGGTGTGGGTGAAGGAAGTAGCAATCGTATTTATATAGAAGGATCTGTATTACACATTGGAACTAATACATATGACTTTGCTAATATAGAGAAACAAGAGATTCCTATTGTAAGTGATTTACAAGGAGTGTTCCATAATGTAAATAGCTTCACAGTTAACTTAGGATTAGGTGAACCATTTGTAGAATTCTATGTAGACGCTGCTGGTAAGTTAGCACAAAGAAGTTGGAAGAACTATCAGTCTTATTTGTTAGCAAGTAAGAACCCTGATGGATCTGGACGTATAGCTCCTTTGACAACCAATGTAGTTAAACCTACAGTGGCTGTTCCTTATACACACAAACAAAAGTATATTATTCTAAATGGCTTAGAGCTTCCAAAACAATCTGTAGTTAAACCTGCAGAACCTGGAGTGGAGACATATAAGTCTAATGTAGGTGATGTTACATATACAGTTACAACAGACAGTAAAGGTGACTTCACTGTAGAGTTAGTTGGTGAGAATCCAAACATTCAGAAGATTGTAGACAACTCACAATTAATGGCTGTTGCTACACAACAGTTGAAAGACTTAGGTAAGTTTGATGAGTTAGATCAACCTATTCAAACTGCTGCTAAGTTTGCTGCTGAGGTTATTACAGCTAAGTTATTAAGTGAAAGAAAAGCTGCAGCTCCTGTTGTTGAAGAAAAAGTCTCTGCTCCTGACCAACCTAAGAACATCAACATTGGTGATGCTGAATATAGAAGAATTGGTAGAACAGATGTAGATAGAATAAGTGATGCTGAGCTTGCGTTGTTTAAAGAATGGCACGCTAAGAATGCTAAAACTATTCCTTACGAAGTGTTAGAGAATGTTATTAAGATTAATAACACAGAGAAGGCATGGGGAGCATTTGAGAATGGTGTAGCTAAGTTCTTTAAAGGAGCTCAAAGAGGTACAGAATACCATGAGATATTTGAAGGTATCTGGAAAGGTTTCTTATCTCAAGGAGAACAACAATCTATCCTTGATGAGTTCAAAGCTCAAACAGGTTCTTTCTTAGATAGAGAGTCTGGTAGAAGAATAGATTATGCAAACGCTACAGATCAACAAGCTAAGGAAAGAATAGCTGATGACTTTGCTGAGTTCAGACTTGGTAAGTTACCTGCTAGAAATCTTACAGAAAAGATCAAGAACTTCTTCAAAGCTATTATGGATTTCTTCAAATCATTTGTAAATAAACCTACATTGAAAGAAGAGTTATTCAAAGCTATAGATACAGGTGAGTTTGCAGATAGAACACTTCCTGAAACTATTAAGAATGAAGCTGCTGAGTATAGAAAGATTGAAGGTATAAATGCTAAGCAAACTAATGAGTTTGTACAAGACATTACAGCTAGAGTGTTTGGTGAGATATTTGCCAACAACAGCTCTTTGTTTAATATAGAAGATATTACAGCTTTTGATTTATTTAATAGAATCAGAGAAAAATATATACAAAACAATATTATAGGAGATAACCCTGTAACACAAATCTCTGAGAATCAATACGTTAAGTTAGTTGAAAGAACTAAAGAGTTCTTGAAGACATACAGAATTGAGTTTGATGAAGATAGTAGAGTTGCAGTTAATGATGATGGAGCTAATAGAAAAGACTATGCAGCTGAAGCATTCACTGTTAATTTCAAGAAGTCTTCTCCATACGCTGTTAAGTTATTGATTGGTACTTTGATTAAGACTAAAGGTTTGAATCAAGAAGCAAGTGCAGTACTTAAACGTCCTGAAGCTGATACATCTAGTATTGGTGGACTTAAGTTATTACCTTTCAATCAAGCATTCACAACTTTGATGAATAGACTATCTAACACAAGAAGTATCCCTGAGTTTGTGTCTAAGCTACATGAGTTAGCTAAACAGAACAGTGACTACGTTAGATTGTTTGAACGTTTAGGTGGTAACCTAACCACTGGTAAGATTGACTTTAATTCTTACAAACCTCATGACATTAGATTGTTTACTAACTTCTATCAGGTGTTTACAAAACAAAGACCTGATGCGTTAGCTATGTTTATAGATGGTAATAATGTATACTCTGCTCCTGCTAATCAAGCTTCTGCTATTGCTGCAACAAGATCTGAGTGGATAGAGAACATGAAGACTAAGGCTGAACAGCCTGGTTCTATCATTAGCTTTAATGGAAAAGTATATAAAGTTAAGAAAGAAGATTATAATATTAAGACTCCTCAAGATAAGGTAGAGTTCTTAGCACAATTGGGTATAGAATTCCCAATGGCTGTATATAATAAGGTGAAGAATAAGAAAGCTTTCTCTGATGCTGTAAGTGGTATTAAGTTAGGTCTTAGTAAGACAGATGAGTTGATGAGCTTTGGTGGTAGAAAGCTTGGTATTCGTACACAGTTAAATGAGCTGGCTAAGTTATATACAGTAGCTGCTTCTCCTGCAGAAGACAGCACATACTTTGGTGTAGATGGTAATAGAATACAATCTGACACAGATGCAAACTATCCTTCTTTATTAGAATACGTATTTAACTCTTCTGACACGTTAGAAGAATTGAAGCAGAACATGCCTCAGTTAAATGATGTATTCTCTACAAGCAGCCAAGTGTTAAAGCTAGGTGGTAAGTTCTTTGATGAAGAAGGTAATAGAATTGATGAAATCAAGTTACAATACATACAAGGGGTTAAGGACGTTGTAGACAATGAAGGAAAAACAACATCTTCTCTAAGCATAGGTGATAGGTACATTACAGAAATGAATCAAAACCTAGATGGTAGATATTATGTATTAATACCTGCAGATAGTTCTAGAGAATGGATGATGGACTTAGGTAATACAATTACCTATACAGACGTAGCTGCTGGTAATGCAGATAAACTATTTACTGATACATTCTTAGGATATTTAAAGGATGAGATTAAATTAGCTCAAGATAGCACTAACAGAACTAAGCTTAGAAATGTAGGAAACAAAGCTACAGAGCTTAGATTCTTAAAAGATATGCTTCCTGCTACATTGTTGAATAAGGTACAAAAGCTTATTGATAATAGAGCATCAGAAGAAAGTATCAATACTTTTATTAATACAAATCGTGAAGATTTAGATGCAAGTATATTAGAGTCATTAGATAACACTGTAACTAAGACTAGACAAAACTTAGTGGAGACACAAAAGGTTATTGCTGGTAAAGAAGCAGGTAGTTTCCTAATGCCTGAACTAGAGAATAGATTCACTGAAAAGGCTGGTTTGAATAAGTTGGCTTTGACAGATCAAGATGTTAATAATGTTATCAAGTTTGCTAATGCTAACTACATGATTAACAACGTGGAGTTCCACAAGATCTTGTTTGGTGATCCATATCAGTTTGAGATTAAGGGCAATCAATTAGATGAGACCAAGCGTATTAAGTCTTTCTTATCTCCAAGAAGAATCACTGTAAACTCTGATGAGTTTAACAACTTATTTAATAGTGAATACAATACAGTGGCTGGTGTTCAATTAACGTCAGAAGACTATGGATATCATGAGCATAAAAACTTTGCTAAGACATTCACAGCTGCTGATGTAAATGTAATAGATAGTTTCTATCCTAAATCAAATGAAGCAGATGCTGCTTCTTGGATTATGGATGGTGCGTTTAAAGAAGTGAAGTTAAAGAATGGTCAATGGTCTGATGAAGCTGAAGATTGGCATCAATGGCAAATGGCTTATACAAGACAAAATGTTCCTGGCTACACATATAGAAGTGACGCTCTTCGTAAGCATGATGAAGCGTTAATAGAACAATCTGAGCCTAAGAATTTTATAGAGGAATTAAAACCTATTGTATCTGGTAACAAGTTTGGTAAAGTAAACTTTGATCTAGTGTTAGATAAGTTCTCTCAAATGCCTTTGTATTATAAGGCTATCAAAGGAACTAATTTAGGTAAGCTTTATGAGAAAATGTTTAAAGAAGGATATGACTATGCTATTGTAGTTTCTGGTAGAAAGGTTGGTGCTGAGAAGTTACATAAGTTATACAATGAAGATGGTAGCTTTAATGAAGAAGCATTTAACAATACAATCAATGTTGGCTGGGATACTTATGGTATCCAAGTAGAGAATAGCTATGACAAAGATAGCAAACAAACTCTTGGTTCTCAGTTAACTAAACTTGCCACTGTTGACTTATACAGTGATGGTAAAGCTAATAATGAAGCTGCTAAGAAGGCAGTAGAGAAGAACACTGAGGTGTTAAAAGAGATGTTACTTAATGGATATCAAGAGTTATTAAGAAAGCTTGGTATTGAAGACCTAGGTGATAATTTTGTTGTTAAAGACAAAACTGTTGTAGCTGATACATTAAGACAAGAGATGCTTAAGAGAGAAATGTCTGAGAATGGTATTGATAGTATATCTATTAATCCAGAAATTGGAGAGTTTTATATTCCATTCGAAGCATCTACAAACTATATTCAGATCAAAGACATACTGTATTCAATTGTAGACAAATCTATTGTATCTCCTAAGGTAAATGGTTTCCCTGCTGTACAGGTTCCTGTAACAATGTGGGAGAAAGCTGGTGAGTCTAGAGGAGAAGGATTGAAGAAGTCTGCTCTTAAATTCTATAGCAAAGAAGATCCATATATAGAAGTATATCTTCCTGCATGGTTCAAGAAACAATTACCTAAGGGTAAAACTGATGAAGAATTAATTAAGTTATTAGAAGGATCAGAGATATTAAAGGGTATAGGATTTCGTATCCCAACACAAGGATTGAATTCTATGGAGGTATTTAGAATCAAAGGTTTCCTACCTGAGTTTATGGGTAAGACAATTGTGGTTCCTTCTGAGATCACTACAAAGGCTGGATCTGACTTTGACATAGATAAGTTAAATCTATACTTAAAGAACATATATGTAACTCCTTCTGGAGAGATTAAGTCTGTACCATTCTTTGGATATGGAGATCAAGCTAAAGAGGCTATCAAGAAGTTTATTCTTGAAGAAGATATCAAAGCAATGTTAGATATCAATAGTGAAATCTCTGGAAGCAGAGTTGATGACTATGGTACATTAGCAGATAAGCTTTACAAACAATCTCTTGAGAATGAATACTTTAGATCTATCGAGGCATTGTTAACTCTACCAGAGAACTTTGATAGATTAACTTTTCCTAATACAGACACAGCTCTTAAAGATATTGCTAATGATTTAGATAGATTAAGAGAAGAGAATGAAGGTGATATTAAGAATAGATTGTTGGATAGAAACTACATGACTAATCAAAGACATGCGTTTCTAACTGGTAAAAGATGGATTGGTATTGCTGCTGTAAACATTACAGGTAATTCCCTTGCACAAAAGACAGATGTGTTTGTAGAGAACCCACAAACAGAAATGGCTTTAAAACATAATAAGTTTATTGATGGTGGTTTTGAGCATATATCACTTTCTGGTATGTTGGATCAATCTGGTAAATACATCTCTGATAAATTATCAATGTATGCAAATGCTTTTGTAGATATTGCTAAAGACCCATACATTATGAAGATTATCTACAGCAATAGAGTTGTAGGTACATTTATGTTGTTAGAGCGTGCAGGTGTTCCTATGAAGACAGTGGCTATGTTTATGAACCAGCCTATTATAAGAGAACACATTAAAAACTTAGATGCTAATGGTGCTTCTAGATATGCAATAAGTAATGCTGATTATATTAAGCAAGCTAAGATAAACTTCCCTGCAAATCCAAAAGCTATCCAAGCAGCTACAGTTGCTGAAGGTAACTTTGAAGATAATATATCTTCTTATGCTAAGAATACAATGACTGAAGCTCAGAATGCTGAACAACACAAGATACTGAATGAGTTCTTATCTTATGTTGCTCTAGCTGATGAGAACTTCAATTTCACACAAGCTATTAATTATGACACTAGTACGTTTAGAAGTGCTGATGATTTTTATAGAAAAGAACTAATGACTGATCGTGCACAAGAGAAAGGAGCTATTAGCTCTCCACAAAAGGTGTTAGATAGTTCTTTCTTAGGTACAGAAAAAACTGTGTTAGATCAATCTAATTCAGCATTAGGTGCTATCCTTAAATTTAATCAACCTGAATTTAGAGGTGTACTTGAGAATACTATTCAACAGTTTGCTGAGAAGTTCTATCTTGGTGATAAATTTAATAAGGTGACTCAAAGAGCAACAGCAAGCTTACTTGATTATATTATTCAAACAGGTAGAAAGAACGCATTGAATATCAGTGAGTTATCTTTTGGTCCAGAGTCTGTAGCAGTAAAGTTAGAAGAAGCTAAACAAAAATATCCTAATATACAAATACTACAAGACTTAGTTGTAGTGTCTGCAGAAAGACCAAATAGCCCTAAGACTATTAAACTTAGAGCTAACATTAAGGAAGCTTATGACGAGAACATGTATATTGGTATGATGAGAGAGTTGAGAGACAATCCAGACACTAACCAACTATTCAAAGATCTTATCAAAGTAGCTATCATACAAGGTACATATCAATCTGCTGTATCTATTAAGAACATTATTCCTATTGAAGACTATTCTGCAGAAGTGAAGAACATTGTGAACACTGCTGTAGTAGATACAAACGTTCAAGAGTTTGCTAACAACAACTGGTTCCAAAGAAACAATTGGAAGAACTCAGATATTACTCCTGCTATTGCTCCTTATATTGATGAAGAGTCTGTAACAGAGATTGGTGAGTTTAAGAATGAAATAATTTCTCAATACAAGTTTACAGGATTTGTAGAAATACCACAGATTGGAATTGGTGAGAATGATAAACTTGTAATCACTGTAGGAGAAAAATCTAAAGCTGCTGGCTATGATATGGTAACTATTCCACGCATTATCACTACTAAGTATGGTGAGATGATTGACTTCATGACTGGCAAGACTATTACAAGAGCAGGATATGCAGAACTAAAAGCCAAGGGTGATCCTATAATTGGACAAATGTTTGGTTATCAGAAAGTTAAGTTTGTAAGTGGTGAAGCATTAAGAACATATAAAGGAAAGTTTGTATTCAAGATGGTAAACTTATATGGAGATGGACAATTCACTTCTGAGTATTATAAATTCAACAAACCTTCTGAGCTAGATAATAATACAGGTAAGGTTAATAATGAAATACCTAATTCAGAAATCATCAAATACTTTACAGGTATTGTTGAAAATGAAGTATCTTCACAACCTGAAACAGAAACAGATCTAAGTACTAAAGACTTTAAATGTAAATTCTAATGAGTTGTCAAACAGGTATAAAAACTGCAGTTGAGAAATATGTACAGAACAAGCCTTACTTAAACTTTGATGGTAAGGACTTTATAGAAGTGAGGACATCTCCTAAAGAGAAAGTTAATCCTGAAAACTACTATGGAGTGGCACGTTCTGTGGCAGACACTCTTAACAAAGCAATCAATTCTGAAATTGCCCTAGGGAAAGTATTCTATCCAAAAGCATATTCAGATAAGATAGGAGTTATTATTGCTCCTACAGTGAAGCAGTTGGATGCTTTGAATGCAAAAGATGCAGCTGAGCTTGATCAAGCTTTGGCTGAATTAGATATTGAGATACCTGAGGCTAATAGATTAGATCTTGAGAATGACACTACATTTGGTGTTAACTCTGATGGAGATAGCATTTTATTACAAACAGGAGAAATACCTGCTTCTAAAGCAGCCCCTCAAACTGTAAGTCTTGTTAAAGATCTTTTAAATAGAATAGGTGTAGATATTAAAACATTACAAGCTATAGAGGTAGATGGTGTTAAGCAAGACGTAAATGGTGTTGCTGACATTATGCAAAAGCTTGTAAAGGTAACTCAAGGTAAAGAAGATGTAGCTCTTACAGAAGAAGCTATGCACTTTGTTGTAGAAATACTAGAGCAAAAGAATCCTCAGTTATTTAATAGATTGCTAGGAGAAATCAACAGTTACAAAATGTACTCTGATGTCCTAGCTACATATGGTAAGTATAAACAATATCAAACTGCTGATGGCAAACCTAACATCAGAAAGTTAAAGGTGGAGGCTATTGGTAAAATATTAGCTGAAACTATTATTAAAAAGAATGAAGGTTCTACAGAGAAGCCAGAACTATTGGCTAGTGTAGAAGGTTGGTGGAACCAAATAGTTGAATTTATTAAAGGATTATTTGTTAAGTCTGGCTTTGACCAAGCTGCAATGATGGTGTTGGGTGGTGAAGAAATTGGAAACGTTGATGATATTAGAAATGCTGAAGGTGTATATTTCCAACAAAATATTAATTCTCAACAGGCTATAATTGATAAGCTAAGATTTACTAGTGATCAGATTACAAAAGATGACACTGGTTATTTAATCAATGGTAATAGAATCAAAAGAAGAGTTACTGACTTTGTTAAGGATTGGTATAGCACAAGATTTGCTAACAAAGATTTGACTAAGTCTGAGTATGACCAAGCTGTAGATGATCTTAAGAAAGAAAAAGGTACAGCAGGACATGCTGATATTGAGCATATGCTTAAAGACTATTTCTTAAATGAAGATGGTACATTAAGACCTGAGAATGAAAGACCTGATGATAATGGATATGTGTCTCAGTTAAATCCTAAGAACAAAGACTTGTACACTATATTAAAGAAAAACATGGCTGCTCGTTTGGAACAATTTAACCAAACAGCTCCTGGTACTAAGTTTCTTGCTGAGATGACTGTATATGATGCATCACGTGACGTAGCTGGTACTATAGACTTTATTGCTGTTACTCCTGAAGGAAAGGTGAGCATCTTAGACTGGAAATTTATGGACGTAAATGTTCAAAGATATAAAGATGTTCCTTGGTATAAAGTGAATGCTTGGAGACAACAGATGAAACAATACAAGTCTATTGTAGAAAAAGCATATGGTGTTAAGCCAGAAGACTTTGAACAAACAAGAATGATTCCTATCAGAGCAATATATTCTGGAGCTATTCCTAAAGAAGGAGTGCTACCACAATTAACAGGTGTTCAGATAGGAGATGTAGATTTAAAGAAAGAAGAACTAGCATACTTACTACCTGTAGGACTAGAGATTGAAAAGACTGGTATCACTAAAATAGATACATTAATTGAGAAGCTTAATAAGATATATGACACCATATCTTCTAAGAAAGCTACTCTTGAAGAGAAGAGAAGTAAAGCTGAGTTATTGAATTCATTGTATGAGTCTATCAGACAATTACAGATGAGACAAAACGTTGAGCCTTTGTTAAAGCAAGCTAAGTTATTAAATGCTGAGGTTCAAAGAGTTATAGATAATTACAATAATGTATGGAAAGGAAAAGAGGCTGCTTCATTTACAAATAAACAAAAGAATGAATTTTCTGATAAGATCTTATCTTATGAAACATCTTTGATGGTGTATACATCTTTGGCAACAGACTTAAAGACTTTGTTTAAGAAAGACTTATCTGAGAAAGATCAAGCTTTGTGGCAAGATATTAGGAACACTGCAGAAAATGCAAATGAACTTGAGGCTGATCTTGAAGAAGTGAGAAAAGACTTTGCTGAGAATGTTATTGCTAAGAGTGAAAATGTTATGGACTTCTTAAAGCCAGAGAAGGTGATTAAGGGGTTTGCCAAAGCTTTTGGAACAACTTCTGTAATCCAGCTTAAGTCTACTGAGATTTTATATAAGATGGCTAACAGAGCATTTGGTCTTGCATCTATTGAAACATCAGAACAAGGTGCTGAGTTATTAAAGATTAAAGAAAAGTATGATAAGTGGGCTAAAGGTAAAGGACTTACAAATAAAAATTACTTTGATATTATCAAGAAAAAAGGAAAGAATGAGTTAATCAATGAGTTTGATTCTGAGTTCTATAAGACATTGAAGAGTAAGATTGCTAATAAAGATTATGATTGGGTGAGAGAGAACATAGATGTAGTTAAGTATAATGAATTTTTGAGTGACAAAAAAGAAAAAGAAATTAAGATAATAGAAGATAAGGTTAGATTTGAAGATGAAGAGACAGCAAATAAAGATAAAAAGAGAGAGATAGCTGATACAAATGCATTATATAACACATCTACTTCTGAGTCTCCTGGTTGGTTATTGTATGAATTTGTTAGTAAGTTTCCTAAGAGAGACACATGGGAATCAGAAGAATGGAAGAACCTTACTAAACCTGAGAATGCACCAGCTAAAACATTCTTTGATTACATCAGAAAGAGAAATGAATACCTAGAACAGATTCTTTATATTAACAAATCTGATGCAAGAACATTCTTACCATTTGTAAGAAAAAGTCTTACAGAGAAGATTGTAATGGGTGGTGAGTTTAAACTTGGTGAATCTTTACTAAGAAATATTACTATTACAGAAGGCGATGTTGGTTATGGTGAGATTGATCCTATTACCAAACAACCTGTATATAATATCCCTAAATACTTTACTAGAGAAACTACAGAAGAAGCAAGTGAAGACTTGTTTAGAAACATGACTCTATTAAATGGTATGGCTATTCGTTATGAATATTTAAGCAATATTGAACATCAGTTAAACTTAATTATAAAAGTTGAAGGTAATAAAGAAGCTATCAAGACATCTTACTTTAGTACAACTAAATATAAACCAGATGGTACTGTAGAAACAACATCAGATAACTCTGACAACACTAAGTTGGTAAGAGACATGATGGAAGCCATTGTGTATGGCCATAAGTATGTTGAAAGTGAAAACTTTGACCAACTACTAGGTGGTATTTCAAACTTTGGTAAAAGAGCAAATAAAGTCTTAGGTAGAAAGGTATTCACTGAAGACTATGATGATGCTCAGATATCTTTGAACAAGACAATCACACAGTTAAATAATGTGTTCCAAATGAAGACATTAGGATTGAATCCTATCTCAGCTCTATCAAACTTCTTAGGTGGTAGCTTCCAGAGTTATATCAATGCTGGTAAATTCTTTACAAAGGCAGACTTTGTACGTAATGAGTTTATGATGGCTGGTAAGATGAATGGTGTGGATTCTAAGAAATACATAGGAGCATTACAATACTTCCAACCTTTGACAGAAAACTACAATAGCATTCTTGCTAAAGAGTTGTCTGTTAGTAAGTTTAGTCAAGAAGGAATACAAGACTTCTTAATGATCTTGATGAGAACTGGAGATCAGTATGTACAGTCTATCAACTTCTTTAGCTACTTAGAAAACTCTATTGTAGAAGATGGTAAGGTGTTTAACGTAAGAGAATATCTTAAGAAACAGCCAGAGTTTGCTAATATGTTTACAGGAACTGCTGAACAAAGAAGTCAATTAAAAAATAAGTTTGAGTTAGAGGTTAAAAAACTACTTGATGAAAAAGGATTCATGAAGGTAGCTAAGATGGAAGGAAATGAGCTTGTGGTAGAAGGTTTAGATAGAAAGTCTGAAAGTGTGATTGAACTTAGAAGAAAGGTACAGTCTATTACTAAAGATGCGTTGGGTAACCTATCTGAAGATGAGGTTAGAAAAATTAACTTAAACATCTATGGTAAGTCATTTATGGTATTTAAAGGTTGGATACCAAGACTTGTGGACGTAAGATTTGGTAACTTAAAATATAACTCAGCTACAGAAGCTTATGAGTGGGGTAGAACTAGAAACATGTTCAGACTTCTAACAGAAGACTTCATGGGTTCTGTTGATAGCTTAATTAGTTCTATAAAAGGAGATGACCAAAAGTTTGTCGATCAAATAAAGAATCTTTATGAATCAAAAAGATCTGACTATGAGAAAGATACAGGTAAAGAACTAAGGATGACAGAAGGGGAGTTTGTGGAATTAGTAAGTAATAATATACGTAACCAAATGACAGACTTCATGTTCTATCTTGCATTGTCTACACTAATCATAGGAGCCAAAGCAGCAGAACCAGGAGATGATGATGATAAAGCCACAAAGAATAGATATAAGTATATGCTTAGAGTGATGGATAAAATACGAGATGAGGTTGCTTATTTCTACAATCCAACATCCTTCTTGGGCCTAACCACATCAGGAATCTTCCCAGCAATAAGTTACTTGGAAAACTTCAAGAAGCTGTTCCTAAACTTTGGTATAGAGATGTATGCTTTAGGAGTAGGAGATGAAGAGTTAGCAAAGAAAAATCAAGTGGTTAAGTATGCATTGAAAGGATTCCCTATAGCTTCACAAGTAGATGCTGTTCTGTTAATGTTCTACCCAGATATAGCTAAAGATCTTGGTATGAAGGCACAATCTGAAGCTAAACCATTTGGTAAATAAACAGTATAGTTATTGCTATATTATGTAGGAATAATTATTCTAACTCATTGAAACTAAATTAAATTCGCTATTTTTGCGTATATAGGTGTACACTTTCCCATAGTATACACCTATTTGTATATCAATTACTTATACATTATTATTATTAATATATGGATCCTATTTGCTCTGCTGAACCATGTCCAGTCATACTGAATTCCACCTGCGTATTTTACGAGGGTGCTAATTTGTTATACACTGGTATCAATACTAATGACAGCTTACAAACTGCTCTACAAAAAATAGATGCTAAGTTTCAGGAAGCTGCCATAGGATACATATTTAATAATGGTGTTTTTCAATCTGGACCAGGATTACCTGTAGGGCTTGGAGGAACACTAAATCAGAATACAGTCATTACTAGCAATGGGTATACATTCAGAATGACAGGAACTATTGAATCAGCAGGATTCATAACCACTGGGGGAACATCATCAGACTTTGTTAAAGGAGATGGTAGCTTAGATCCAAATTCCTATCAACCAGCTGGTAACTATATTACAGGATTGGTGGGTGATGGTACAGCAACAGGTCCTGGATCTGTAGCTTTAACATTAGCTACAGTGAATGCTAACCCTGGTACATATGGTAGTGGAACATCTGTTCCTATCATTACAACTGATGCTAAGGGTAGAATAGTTAATATTAGTTCTGCATCTATTCCTTTTGCTTCTAGCACTATTATTATTGTAGGTGACATGAGTGGTTCAGGAACCATAGGCACTCCTGTTACACTAACATTGAACTCAGTTAATAGCAATGTTTACGCTAGTAATACATTCTTAAAGGTGGCTGTAAATGGTAAAGGATTAGTTACATCAGCAGTTACAGTGGGACCTGGAGACATCATCACAGCATTAGGATACACTCCTGTTCCAGACACTCGCACCATTACAATCAATGGTGTTACAAGAGATCTATCTGCTAACAGAACATTCAATGTAGGTACAGTGACAAGTGTAGGCATAACTATGCCTTCAGGTTTTACAGTGTCAAATAGTCCCATTACATCTAATGGAGTTATTAATATAACAGCCAATGGTACTATTAGTCAATATATAAGAGGTGATGGTTCTATAGGTACATTCACTGCTAGTACAAGTGGTAGTTCAGGTACTGCTGGAACTAGTGGTAGTTCAGGAACTAGTGGATCTAGTGGGACAGTTGGTACAAGTGGGACTAGTGGAACTAGTGGAAGTTCAGGAACTAGTGGTACAGCTGGTACCAGTGGAACAAATGGTTCAAGCGGTACAAATGGTTCAAGTGGTACAGCAGGAACTAGTGGCACTACAGGTACAAGTGGGTCATCTGGTACAAGTGGATCGTCTGGTACAGTGGGTACTAGTGGTACATCAGGGTCTAGTGGAACTAGTGGTACAACTGGTACATCAGGAACTACTGGTACATCTGGGAGAAATGGTACTAGTGGTACAACAGGCACATCAGGTACAAGTGGTTCTACAGGAACTACAGGTACAAGTGGAACTAGTGGCACTACAGGAACAAGTGGTACAGCAGGAAGCTCTGGTGTAAGTGGTATCTCTGGTGGTCAGATTTATTGGCTAAATCTATCTAATAATACAAACACTGCTTTTGGCACACCTACATATAAACAATGGAGTCCTAATCCGTCTGGTGCTGCACAGCAAACAACTAGTATTACATTAGGTGCTTCAGCTAGTGGAACAGTTGCAACCTTTGCAACAGATAGTGGTGTTCCAAACATCACTTCATTAAATGGAGGTAACTGGGCTTGGACATTACACTTCTTATCTAGTGCTAGTTCAACATGGGATTTAGATGTACGTTTATATAAATATACAATAGGTGGTGTTTCTACATTATTAGGAACTACAAATAACGTTGTAACAACAATTGATGGAACAATTGTTGCACAAATATATCTCGACACATTCATACCTGCACAATCATTAAATGCAACAGATAGGTTGTATTGTGAAGTGTATGTTATAAATAATGATAGTGTAAGTAGAACATTAACTTTCTATACAGAAGGTTCAACGTATTACTCTTACGCACAAACCACATTCAATGCACCTTCAGGTACCTCTGGTACAGCAGGGGCTAATGGTACATCAGGAACTAATGGCTCATCAGGAACATCTGGCTCCACTGGTACCACTGGTACATCTGGCACGTCTGGAACTAGTGGATCTTCAGGTACAAGTGCATCTAGTGGATCTAGTGGAACAAGTGCTTCTTCAGGAACTAGTGGATCTACAGGTACTTCAGGTACCTCTGGTACATCAGGTTCATCTGGTATATCTGGTTCTAGTGGAACTAGTGGGTCTAGTGGAACTAATGGTTCTAATGGATCTTCTGGTTCATCAGGAACTAATGGTTCTTCTGGAACCAATGGATCTAGTGGTACTACTGGTACATCTGGAATAAGTGGTACTAGTGGTTTATCTGGTTCATCTGGTACAACTGGAACAAGTGGTTCATCAGGAACCACAGGTACTAGTGGCTTTAGTGGAACTAGTGGGTCTAGTGGAACTAATGGTTCTTCAGGAGTTAATGGAACATCAGGAACTAATGGTTCTAGTGGTATAACAGGAACTAATGGATCTAGTGGTACATCAGGAACCGCAGGTACTAGTGGTACTAGTGGAAGCTCTGGCTCTTCTGGAACAGATGGTTCTAGTGGAACAAGTGCTAGTTCTGGTACAAGTGGATCTAGTGGTACAAATGGTTCTTCAGGGTCTTCAGGAACAAGTGGAAGTTCTGGTTCTACAGGAACGAGTGGTTCTAGTGGAATAAATGGAAATGGAACAGCTGGTACTAGTGGTGTTGGTTCTCCTGGTACAGCTGGAACTTCAGGTGTTGGTAGTCCTGGAACAAGTGGAACAAGTGGATTAAATGCTACAGCTGGTACTAGTGGAGTTAGTGGAAATGGAACAGCTGGAACAAGTGGAGCTACATTTGGTACTGCAGGTACTAGTGGTAATGCCTCAATATTAACTAGTCCTTCTACAACAACAATTCAAATTCCTCTTGCTACATATATAATTGGGCAAGCTGCTCTTGGTGGTATAATAGCATATATTCTTCAATCTGGAGATCCAGGATATATTTCAAGTGCTCAGAAAGGTTTAGTGGCAACAACTGCAAATACTTCAACAGGTGCACAATGGGGATGTCAAGGAACTACTATATCAGGAGCAGATGGAACTGCAATAGGAACAGGTAATCAAAACACCATTGATATAATGGCTGGTTGTGCTACAGCAGGAATTGCTGCTAGATTATGTGGTGATTTAGTAGAAGGAGGATATGACGACTGGTATTTACCAAGTAAAGATGAGTTAAATAAATTGTACTTAAATAAAATAGCTATTGGTGGTTTTGCGAATAACTCCTATTATAGTTCTACAGAGGCCAGCGACATCTTCGCGTGGGCCCAGGATTTCATCGCTGGCGGTCCATACGTCAACGCTAAGTCCAACAATAGCTATGTTCGCGCCATTAGATCATTTGATGCATCTCTAGTAACATTAACTGTAAATACAGGACTTGCTTTTACAACTGGGCAGTTTGTTCAAGTTATAAATAGTTCTACTAATTATATATTTGGACAAATTGTATCATATAATTCTAGCACAGGTGAATTAGTTATTACAGCAAGTACTACAAGTGGTAATGGTACATTTAGTTCTTGGATAGTTGTTGCTGGTGGTAATAATGGCTCTAGTGGAACTGCAGGTACATCTGGTTTAACTGGTTCTTCTGGTACAGATGGATCTAGTGGACAAACATATGGTACTTCTGGAACCTCAGGAACAAATGGAACAAGTGGGACATCAGGAACATCTGGTACAAATGGATCAAATGGATCTAGTGGAACTACTGGTACTTCTGGTACAAATGGTTCAGCAGGAACTAGTGGAGCAACCTTTGGTACAGCTGGTACTTCTGGAGCTACCTTTGGAACTGCAGGAACGTCAGGAGCTACCTTTGGAACTAGTGGTACTAGTGGATTTGCTATATCAGAAATTGCTATTTCTGGTACACAAAATGGATCAAATAAAACATTTACATTAGCATCTGCTCTTATAATAGGAACTGTACATCAGTTTTATTTAAATGGTCAATTGTTAGTTTATACTAATGACTACACTATATCAGGAACAACATTAACCTTTGCTACAGACAGACCTGCTCCTACACCATCTGATGCTTTGAAAATATATGGAGCTGTTGGTGGATCTACTATGGCAGGTATTCCTTTAGGTGGATCTACAGGACAGGCTTTATTAAAAGCTTCAGCTACAAACTATGATGTTGTATGGGGAGATGTATTAAACATACAACAAATCAATGGCCAATCTGGTAATATAACAGCAGGTAATGCACCAGAAGTAATTTATGTATATGAGTTTACAGGAGCTGGTACACTTACATTACCTACAGCTGTAGGAAATTCTTGTATTTATAAAATAAAAAATAGGGCTAGTGTTAATATTTTTGTTACCTTTACATCTGGACAGAATGCTGATGGGTCTACAAGTATATCATTAACACCATATACAGCGTTAGACTTTATATCAAATAACTCAAATTATAATATTTATTAAATATGGCATATAATCCAAATAACCCTAATGGTCAAGCAACTAGTGCAAATAGTGCACCAGTTGTTTTGTCATCTACACAATCTCCTTCATTAGTATCTCAAGATGATACACTTGTTATATTAGCTAGAATATTAAAATTACTTGAATCTTTATCAATTGTTGACTCTGCTCAAAGACAAAGAGTGGTAGTTGATGCTTTTGGAGCAGGATTAAGTGTTACAGTATCTTCAGGAAACATCACTGTAGCAGGAACTGTTTCAGCTAACTTAAATGCTGGAGCAAACATTATTGGTAGCATAAATAACATATCTACCATGGCAGGTATGGATAGAGAGATGTATATTAACCAAGCAAGAACTGCTTATAACACTGGCATTAGTGCTAAATTAAACTAATTAAATTAAAATAAACATATTATGGCAATCATTAATACGCTTAGGAAGCAGATAGATTTACCAGTTTTTGAATGGACAAGGTTTGCTCCAGCAGTTTCTTCTGCTGTTTCATCATCTGCTGTTTGTGACACTCCTATATTTTCAATCACTCAAGGTAGATACATCTATTATTTAATAGGTGCTGGATCTTTTTGGAGATATGATACAGTGGCAGATTCTTATTCTCAGTTGTCATCTCCTCCAATTGGTGTGGGTACATTTAGTTCAATGAGATTTTCAGAATTACAAGCTCCTGAAAGTAATATTATTTCTGCTACATCAAGCACAGCAAATATTCCTGCTTACTTTACCAAGACGTTTAAAGGATATGATATCTATATTACATCTGGTACAGGTGCTGGTCAAAGAAGAACTATTACAAATGTTTCTGATCCTATTATTCAGGATTCAGGTAACCTTACAGCATTTACAAATGCTTTAGGTGGTATTTCAATTACTGACACTCTTAAAAACTGGACAATTAATCAATGGGTTGGTTATCAAGTGAGAATCATTCAAGGAGCTGGTGCTGGTCAAGTGAGAAAGATTTTATATAATTCAGCTACAGCATTAACATTAGCTGATTCTGTAACTTCTGGTTCAGAAGTTTTTTGTAATCCAATGATTTTTTCTCCAGCAATTGCTGCTGGTTCCATCTATCAAATTGAATCTTCTAATGTCACTGTAGATACAAACTGGTTAGTAACACCAGATGCTACATCAAAATTTAGAGTGCAAGGAGGAAGTGTGTTTTTAGTTTCTTCAAATGGTGCTACACCATTCTATTCATTACAACAATATGATGTATTAACAGATATATGGTATATTAGAACTGCTAACTCAGCTAATATTGCTCTTGTTGGTACAGACTCTACATTAGAAAGAACAGGAGAAGGACCTACTATATGGGCAAGAACAACTTCTACAGTGGTAGGTACATCTATGACTTCTGTTGTTACAGGTACTACTACAACATTGACAGATAGTGGTCAAGCTTGGACAGTTAACCAATGGGCAGGATATTATGTTAGAATATTTAGTGGATCAGGAGAAGGACAACAATCTTTAATTGCGTCTAATACAGCTACAACATTAACCTTTGCTTCTATGTCTGTAGCTCCTGGAGCTACTAGTCAATATTTTATTGAGGGGTTTGATGCAGGTACTGCTTCTGGTTCTGGTTCAACAACAACATTAGTTGATTCTACAAAGAGCTGGGCAGTGAATAGATGGAAAAACTATGCTGTTAAAATAACTGCTGGTACAGGTAAGGGACAAGTTGCTTCTATTCTTTCTAATACATCTACAACATTAACATTCTATAAAGCTATATCAGCAGTTACAGATGCTACATCTGTATACACTATTATAGGTGATGCTGATAAACTTTATTTGATGTTAGGTAATAATGCTGGTGTATTTATACAAAATTTAAATGATGACTTAGGTACATATAGTAAATTATATGATTCTGGATTAACCTCAATTGGTTCAGTTCAATATGCAAGTAATAAATCAATAGCTCTTACAACATTAGCAAACGTTACAACAACAGCCACTGTCACTACAGCTATTTCACACAATTTTAAAGTGGGTCAATCTGTTGTAGTGAGAGGTGCTACAGATGCTAACTTCAATGGTACGTTTACTATTGCTACAGTTCCTTCTTTAACCACCTTTACTTACACAATGGGTGGTACACCAGCTGCAACAACATTTGTAAACTCTTTAACAACACAAACACTTGCTGATTCTACTAAAAACTGGTCAACAAATCAGTGGGCTGGTTATGTAGTTTGGATGAATACAACAGCTGTCACTGCTAGTACAGGTGTTACTACAGGACAATGTTTACAGATTTTATCTAACACTGCTACAACATTAACATTTACAGTGGTTGGTACAGCTCCTGTAAATGGTGTTACAAGATATATTATAGGAAGAAGACAACAAGTTATTGGAAATATGTTTTCTGGTATTGCTACAGGTACACATTCTACAACAACGTTACAAGATACAAACGTTTCTTCTTTTAGTGGTACAGCTTCTATTACAGGAAATACATTAACTGTCACTGTTGTAACAGCTGGATATTTAGGCATTGGTTCTGTAATAACAGGTGGTGCTACATTAGCAGGTACAACAATTACAGCAATTGGTATTAATACATTTGGTGGAGTTGGTACATATACAGTGAATTATTCTCAGTCAGTAAGTTCAGGAACATTAACTTCTACAGGATGGGCTGTGAATATATTTGCTGGTAGAAGATTAAAATTCTTGGGTGGTACAGGTGCAGCACAAGAGCTTTTAATTTCATCTAATACAGCAAACGTTCTTACATTTGGAGCTGGTACAGCACCAGTTACTTCTAGTACAGTTTATTCTATTCTTCAACAACCAATTAGAGGTGTAGGTATATCTATGAACTGGACATTTGGTACAACAGATATTAGTGTTCGTGGTAAACGTCTAATAGTTCCTCGTGGTGGTGCAACAGTTAACTGGGATGCGGTTGATCTTACAACAGATACATTTGATCAAATTGCTATCACTCCTCAAATAGAAACTCTATCAACAGGTAGTATGTATGCTTATGATGGTGTAGATAGAATTTATTATACAAAAGATGTTACACAAAGATTATACTATTTAGATGCTACTACATTTACAGCATATGGTGCAGGACAATATCCATATTTAGCAGGTGCCGCTATTATTGGAAATAGAATGGAAGTGTTTCAAACAGTGGATGGATTGAAATACTTATGGTTAAACAGACACTCTAATACTGAGTGTTACAGAGAATTATTGTTCTATTAATATAAATAAAGAATTATGGCTATAACAAGAATAGGAGTGTATGCAGAAATCAAGGGGGTTAGTTATAGCCTTCCTTGTCGTGTTGCTACAACAGCAGCAATTACACTAAGTGGTACACAAACCATTGATGATATTGCTGTTGTTGCAGGAGAAAGAGTGTTAGTAAAAAACCAAGGAACTGCATCAACTAATGGTATATATGTTGTTAGTGCTGGAGCTTGGAGTAGATCTGTGGATATGTCATTAGACGATGATGTGTTCCAAGGATTACAAGTTTATATTATTTCTGGAACAGTTAGTCAAGGATATGTATACACTATATCAACATCTAATCCAATTACACTTGATGTAACATCTCTTACATTTACAAGAACTTTGTTTGGTGCTACATCAGGAACTGCTGGAACAACAGGTACTGATGGTTCTTCAGGAACAGCTGGTACATCTGGTTTATCTTTTGGCACAGCTGGAACAAGTGGATTTAATGGTTCTAGTGGTACAAGTATTGGTTCATCAGGTTCAAGTGGAACTAGTGGTTCTTCAGGAACAACTGGTACATCAGGTTCTACAGGAACAACTGGTACAGATGGTTCATCAGGAACTAGTGGATCAAGTGGATCTTCAGGAACAACAACTGGATCTAGTGGAACATCTGGCTCTTCTGGAGCAACATTTGGTACATCTGGAAGTTCAGGTACAACTGGTACATCTGGTATATCTAATGGAACTAGTGGGTCTAGTGGAACAGCAGGTGGTGGTGGTACAGCAGGAACAAGTGGTACATCTGGTTCAACAGGAACATCAGGTACAGTTGGAACTTCAGGAACTAGTGGACTATCCACAGGTACTGCAGGAACAAGTGGTGCATCTTTTGGTACTTCAGGAACAAGTGGAGCTAATGGTGTCAGTCTCACTCTTGGATTAACTTATACAGGATCAGTTAGAGCTTTAAATGTTTTACAAATATATTAAAATTAAAATTATAAATTATGCCAGCGAATACCGCCCCTATTTTTACACTCACAGCTAAAATTGGCTGGGGTACAACTGCAATCACCACTGCAAACACTGCTATGGACGGTACAGGTACTGTCTTAGGTTGTTATACAGCAGGTGCAAATGGTTCATATGTACAAAGAATAAGATTTAGACCAGCAGGTACTAACGTACAAACAGTAGCTAGATTGTTCATTAACAATGGTTCTACAAATGAAACAGCTGCAAATAATATTTTATTTGATGAGATTACTATTCCAGCAACAACAGCATCTGATACTTCTGCACAATCTACTTTTGAAATTCCATTAAACTTTGCATTACCAACAGGATATGTTCTTAATGTAACCATTGGTACAACAATAGCCGCAGGGTTATATGTATCAGTTATAGGAGGAGATTACTAATGAAATACATTAAAATAAAATTCACACTTGGTTTAGACTGCGAAGCATATCAAGTGATTGACAATATGGTAGTAGTGAGTTATGTTGACTTACAATGTAATCCATTAGAACTACCTGAAGTAACAGAAAGTTATGTAATAGATGGAGAAATATTAGAATATTGTGGAGATGTACCACCTACTACTACAACTACCACTACAACTATTGCTGTTATTGTAGAAGAAATAATACCAGAAATAATATAATATGTTTTTTGATATATTAAATAAAGAAGGACTTTGGATATATAATATAACTTCATCTAGTTGGTTTACTTGGGATAAACCTGATCAATATCAAAACTTTTTCATCATGGCTTGTGGAGCTGGTGGTGGGGGTGGTAATGGTTTTTCAGGAGCAGCAAGTACTAACAGAGGTGGGGGAGGTGGTGGTGCTGGTGGTCAAATCATGAATATGTATGCCCCATCATTTCTTCTTCCAGATACATTATATATAAGTGTGGGAGCTGGTGGAGCAGGTATTATAAATGGAAGAGCTTCAAGTGTATTAAATCAGGGTAACACAACTTATGTAAACTATTATCCAAACTTAAATATAAGTAATATTATATTAAATGCTGCAGGTGGTGGAGCTGGTGGTATAGGATTATCTACTGGAACTGCTGCAGGTGGTATAGGATTACCCAACTCTCCTACTAACACTTTACTATCTATATCAGCACAAGGAGCAAGTGCAGGAACTCCTGGTGGTATTAATACAGGTGATGTTGGTACAAATTTTTCAGCAACAACCTCTTGTATATATGGTGGAACTGGTGGAGGAAGTATTGGAACAGCCAACACTGCTTTTGCAGGAGGAAATATTTTAGCAAGTGATGTTCATCCACAAATAAATGGTGGAGCTATAGATTCAAATGGAGGTGATGGAGTTTTTATAAAAAAACCTTTTTCAGCTATTGGTGGAACTGGTGGAGGTTCTTCTACTACTACTGGTGGAAAAGGTGGTAATGGTGTTTGGGGATCTGGTGGCGGAGGAGGTGGTGGTGGTATTATTGGAGGCAATGGTGGTAATGGTGGTAATGGTTTTGTAATAATAATAGGATTCTAATGATAGATTTTAAATACTTAACATCAGACATGAATGTTGATAGACAAACTTTCTATTCAACTAGTGGATTGACATGGCAAACATGGACTAAACCAAAAGGTAGATCTATGGCTTACATGCTCATAATTGGTGGAGGAGGTGGTGGAGGAACTGGAACCCAATTTTTTGGATTTGTAAATACTCAAGGTGGAGCTGGTGGTGGTGCTGGTGGTATTACATCTTTACTAGTTCCTTTTTTCTTAATTCCTGATACACTATATATACAACCTGGAACATTTGGTACAGGTGGGCCTTTTGAAAATGGTGGAAGTGCATCAGGACAACCAGGAGCAGCAAGTTATGTATCAGTGTATCCAAATACTAATGCAAATAATGTTTTAGCTCAAGCTAATGGAGGGGGTGCTGGTTTTGCTGTTACTACTACTCCTGGAGTTGGAGGAGCACCTATTTTAGCTACTAGTACAACAAAACCTAGATATTTTAGTCTGTGTAATGTAACTTCATATGCAGGACAAGATGGTGGTGGTGGAAGTAACACTGGAAATAATTCTAGTAGAACTTTTACATCTCCTTGGTCATCTCTTGTAATCAATAGTATTGCCACTGGTGGTGCTGGTGGTGGAGGAGGAGGAGATGGTTATGAATTTGGTGCTGCTGGTGGATATGGTGGAAGTATAATAGGAGGAGATGATCTATCTACATTTTTAAAAGATGTTAATGGAGGTCCTGCTGCTGCAGGTGCTGGTGGTGCAGGAGGTGATGGATATTTTAATTTAAAACCTTGGTTATCTGTAGGGGGTGCTGGATCTGGTGGTCAAGTGAACTACGTTTCTGGTGGAGCAATAGCAGGTAAAGCTAATGGATATGGTAGTGGAGGAGGAGGAGCTGGTCCTGGATCTGCTAATGATGGTGCAGCAATTGGAGGAGATGGTGCTCCTGGAATAGTGATAATAATAAGTTATTAATTATGATAAGTTTTCAAAATTTACCAACAAATGCTAAGGTGACATGGTTCATGCAACCTACATCAGGTAATGAAGTACATACTTGGACTAAACCTACAGGTTGTAACTTTATATATATAGTTGCTGTTGGTGGTGGAGGAGCTGGTGGTGCTGGATTTTCAGCAGCAGCAGGTAATCAAAGAACAGGAGGTGGTGGTGGAGGATCTGCAGCTATGTCATCTATACTTGTACCAGCAGTTTTAATAACAGATTCAATATTTATAAGAGTTGGTAGAGGAGGAACTTCATCAACTGTTCCTACATCAACTATAGTATCAGCATATAGAGTGGCTGCAGTGGGTGAATATTATCTAGTTGGATATCCTGGAAATAATGGAAGTGGTGGTACATCAATTATTCCTGGTACAGCAGGTGCTGGTGGAATTTGTCCTCTCACAGATCCAACATTAACATTTGGATTAGGTCAGGTGGGTAAGTTTTCTGGATTTGATGGAGATGGTGGTGTAATAGGAGCAATGCCAGGTATGAGTGCTGTTAATAAAAACTGTGATTTTATTCTTTCTGGAGGAGGTGGAGGAGCTGGCATAACAAATAATAATGCTGGAGGTCTTAGTGGTAGTAACTTATTATCAAACTTTCAACAAACAAATTATTCTACAGCTGTTTCAGGAGGTCTTTTAGGAAGTGCTGGAGGAAATGGTTTCTGGATACCAAAAACATTTAAGTTTTATGGTGGAGGCGGTGGAGGTTCAAACAATAGTATTGCAGGAGGTAATGGAGGTAAGGGTGCCCCTGGTTGTGGAGGTGGAGGAGGAGGTGGTGGAACCACAGGTGGAACAGGAGGAAATGGTGGAGATGGGTTTGTTCTTATAATAAGTTACTAATCTGTTCAATAACGTCTTTAGAAGTGATAACCTTATGACATTCAAAATGTTTAGGGCTATCTTCATTTACAGGACACCAATTCCAATCTCCTTTGTTAAATTTAAACAGTGGATTGTTCCAACATCCATTACATACATCCTTCTTAACTATACGTGTGCAGTTAGAAACAAACTCATGGTCTTCATTAGTGAAATTACTAATCATCACTGTATGTTTACCTATAGCCCAGTTCAACCAACTTATACCACTAGACAGTCCTATGTATAAGTCTGCATGATGTAGATAGTTCATTACATTATTAAGGCTTGTGTCCTCAAGTTTCTCTGCTCCATAGTCTCCTGCTTCTTTAGACATCTCAAACACGCTATATCCTTTTTCTTTATAATAAGAAATCAACTCATCCCAATAATACCAATGTTTACATTGTGATGTAGATTGTGTGGATATACAAATGTATTTATCTGTTACAGGTCTTTCTCCTGGTGTAAAGTCTATTCTACATGGAAGTTCTTTATAAGGAAGATTCAATGTGTTGCTAGCTGTCTTTTGTAAAGGAATTGTAGCTGGATGTTCAGGTTCTTTATTAACATCCCAATACCAACCATATTCAAACTGTGCTACAATATTGTTAACAACCACACCTCTATCTATAAACTGAAGTTCTGGATATGCCTTTTCAAACAAGAAGTTTTTAAATGTAGACACAACCACATCACACTGATAGATGTTTTTAAACTCTAAACAGTATGGCATCCAAGCAATGCTATCTCCTAATGAATGAGACTCAAAGGATATCAA